GTGTCTGTTTGTGCGGTCAAAACTTCCTTCATAAAAGGAGATTTGAATTGACCTACTCGGAAGTTACCCCAATCTGCATACGCATCTACTAGAGTAAAGTTTCCGCCGTCATTCCATTGTCCACTGATTTTGTATCCCCAATCATACACATCACCTGAGAATTCAAGTCGTGTGCGAGGAACACTAAATCCGTGAGTTGTATCAACACCATCTGTTTTGATGTCGTTGTACGACCAACGGAATTGTGTAAATCCGTGAACATTCACCGTAATAGGTGAACCGTTGCCTACCATAGAAGCACGACTATCAGCATCTGCAAGAACATCGTGAACAAGTCCACGAATTTCATCTGCTCGTTGGTTATTCAACCAATTTGAGTTAGTGTTTGCAGAAAGTTCTGCAATCCTTGCTTCTGCTTTTTCAAGTCGTTCTTGTAAATCACTATTTGTGTCTGCACCTGCAAGACCTGCAATCATTCCTGTTGCGATACTTACAAGGCCAAACTTTGTTAATTTTGAGATATTCATAGGTTATCTCCTTTTTTCTAAAGTTGCATCAACCAACTGCGTTGGTGATAAGACCCCAAAGTGAATTAATTGCGTGACCACACCATACAACACCATCCCAAGCAAATGGAACTAATGCTAATGTGATTAGCATACTACGGCATACACCGACTTTACCTAACGCTCTTGTTACGACATCTGTTCCGCAACTTTCTGTACATTTAGCCATTTTATTTCTCCTTATAAGAAAAGTAATCCTCTGGCAAAAGAGGGTGGTGCAGAATGCACCTTGAAGCCAACTCCGACTTCGTTTCATTATGTCACTTATGTAGTGACTTCATCAACTCCGATGAAATTTCAACCCCTCATTATACACTATAATTGAAGGGTGTCAAATAAATTTTAAAATTATTTTATGGGGCAAGCACCGCCAGCACACTCTAATTCACTTAAAGTTTCACCACTTTCAACATTTTCAATAATTTTCAACCGTGCCGTTCGTCTTTCATATTCTTCTTTTGTGATTTCTTCGTATGGTGCTTGTTCAAATCCGTGGTCTGAATGCAATAAGAAACTGACTGTTTTCAGTGATTTGGCATAGTTCTTTTTCATCCATTCTTTAATTTCGTCTAATTCGTCTAAATGATAATACACCGTGACTGATACAGAATTGTCCGACCATTTCGTTTGTATTTCTTTTACCAATTCTAATTGTTTAATTGCCGTCATATCTTTTGACAAAATCGTATCACCATTTATATGGCAAGGAAATTCAATAACAACTGTGGAATGGTCTTCCGTTCCATCAAACCTTTTTGCATATTCAACAGGATAATTGGCATCTCTGCAAATATCCACCAATGCATCACTACTTGACATACGAACCCTACGAACAAAGTAGTTTGCGTATGCAGGATGAACACCTGGCGTGCTTCCTGACAGCAAGGAGAGGGTGCCTGAGGGCTTTACAGTAGTCAATCTGATACTCACAGGATATCCCTTCTTCTCTGACCATTGTACATCGTATTCCTTCAAATCGTTATAACAATCTTCTAACCAATCAAGTTTATTCAATGATTGACAAATGCCAGTTACACCCACACCAATACGCATATTCTTATGCACAACTTCTTCTGTCTTTTTATGGATGAATGGTAATGCACAAATTGCCTTTTGTGTTTTGTATAGAAGTTTGGCACACTTCTTCAACTCTGCTTTCGTTTCAATATTGTTCAGATAAATCTCTGATAAGTTGCAACATTCGTGCGACTCTAATAAGATTTCGGCACAAGGATTAACTATTTCGCATTTGTCTTTGCTCTTGTCTTGCAATCTTCCGTACTTCTGTGAAAGTGGAAGATTGAAGAAACCATAAGGTTCTCCTGAACCATCGTATCCCTTCCATACTGCATCTGAAATGTGGTCATAAGAATCTGCATAGATTGTGTTGTTTGACATTGCTCTCCAGTTCGGAACATTACCCAAGTCCCATCGTTTGGCACGAAGGAACAAATAATCATCTGGGTCACCGACTGCAATTTCAGCAGACCTTCTAACATTTCCTGCAACAACGACAGAACCAATAATATTACAAATATCCAAAACATCAATAGACCTAAGTTTTTTGCCTTCTCGTTCTTTTATTACATTTGTAATTTTTTCAATACCTTCAATGAGAATTTGAGGACCAGATGCTTGACCACCGAACCCACCAATCTTCTCACCACTTGAACGAACAAGAATAGTAGAGTATGTAAAAGATTCACCTGTATAGAAATATGATTTCAAAGTTTTCTTTAAAAGTTTTACCCAACCCTCTCTGGAATCGGGAACAATGAAATCAGCATCGTTTACTTTTTCGTGTGATACTATTACATCTTCTTTTACTCTTGGTAAGTCGTGGACATCTTCTTTGCGAATTGAAAACCCAACACCACCACCCAACATCAGATTTTCAAAGATGAAACAAAAATCATCAATATCACGGATGCAAACACCCCAACAATTTAGGAGAGAATTTGCACCAAATCTATCAACGGTTGTAGTGCCTAATTGCCATAACATTCTACCTGCAAAATTACATTTGAGGTTGAAGATGTAATCGTAAAGTTGTTGTGCTTCTTTGGTAGTATAGTCTGCACCAATTCTTTGTGCGCCATTTATACATCTTGCAATAGTTTCCCACCATTCTTCATTAGTTCCATCTTCCTTAATACGAGAGTATGTTCTCTTATAAACAATTTCTCCGAGACCGTTGTATCCCCATTCGGGTTTGGTTTTACTGTAAGGTTTTAAGAATTCTTCGGGGAGAATGTCACTAATATATTCCATAATCTATCTTCCTCTTTCTTGTTTGTGTTACAAGGATATTTATACTACTTGGTTAATTCTGCCCACGAAATTGGGAACAACGGTTCAATAATTTTTCCGATTGCATCGGCATATTCTCTCACTTCGTACTGAGCGTGAGAATGACTTCTCTGTTTATACACTCTTGCGTATGCGGCCAAACTGCCAGTCCAATACCACTCTGTAAACATTCCTTGTGGAAGTGCAAACCTTGCTTGTTCTGGTGCAACTCCCATTATAATCAAATCTTCATAGAGTTTGATTGATGCTTTCATATGTGCTTCATAATCCCGATACAAGGGATGGTAAGAAATACCACCAGACACTTCTCCACCATCATCGTCTGGTGCAATAAACTCACCACTCCCTTGCTTCATTGACTTATCGGGTTTCTTCCGCCACTTTGGATGATAAAACTCTGGTTCAATTGAAACATATCTGCGTGAAATTTCATTCTCCACAAAACCAACTTTGTGTTTGAAAAGTTGTGTTCGGATTGGAATGGGTGCTTTGATACGCAATGTAATTTGCGGATGTGCAAATGGTGTCCAATGATTGTGGTCTGCAAGATACTTAATAAGTTTCTCGTCTTTGTCATCAAACTCTTCTTTGTGGTTGTTGAAGGAAACTCTGGCACTATTTACAACTGTCAAGTCTGAACCCATTACATCAACGAGTTCGACAAATCCGTTATCTAATACTTTCATACTTTCTTCCAACTATTTAATTTCAATTCTGCTTCTAAACCTTCAACGGTATTTTCATTAATTAATTTTTGTATTTTACGAGTAGAAATTCTAAGTGCCAAATCATTCAAATCCTTTTCTTTAATATTTTCTTGCCAGATGCAAACCTTGTGTCCCATCTTAATAAGTTCTTCATTATATTTTACAACCTGTAAATTTCTTGGTTCGTTGTCCATCACAAAAACCAATTCACTATTCATTAGCCGTGCAGGGATAGATTTGTAACTACTCGCACCAACCATTGCAACGCAATTATCCAAGAAGTAACTGTCAATCGGGCCTTCTACCACATATACAGTTTTCTTTGGATTAACACGCCACAACCCATACCACAAAGAGTCAATAGATTTCTTTGCTTTGATTGTAATGTATCGTAGAGTTTCTCTTGCTTTTGCTTCACCTGCCATTGTTAGCACTCGTCCTTGGGCGCCAACAACTGTTCCGTGACTGTTGAAGAATGGAATAACTAACCGTTCTTCTTTTCCCCATAGGGTTGCATCCGTGTCTAACTTCTTACCGAACGATGTAAAGTCATCTGTATAATACAACAACTTAAAATGTTGTTTCGGAATCTTTCGCATATTGGCGAACTTTACCGCAGTGTGGTCATTAGGTAAATCTGCGAGACACTGCAACTCATCTAACAGTCCGTCTTTCTTTTTAAATTTTGGTTTTGAGTCTTTGAATTTGAACACTTCTTCTACCTTTGGTTTCCTGTAGTTGGACTTTCCATTCTCCCCATTACGATATCGTTCCAAAGAATATTCTTTACATAACGAAGGGGATACCTCTTTCAAGAAATTATGTAGGTTCATTCCCACACCACAGTTGTGGCATTTATAAAAAAAATCATTTTTCTTTACATAGAAATAACCTCTGGTTTTAGTTTTCTTCTTTTTCGAGTCACCGCATATTGGACATCTACAAGACCCAAGGTTATCTTTCTTCCAAGAGAACCTTTCTAATTGTGATGAAACTATATTGATAAATTTCTTGTCAATATATGTACTCATTCTTCATCTTCATCTTCATCTTCATCTTCATCTTGTTTTTCTATCCATTCTTTTGCCCATTCTTCCCATTCATTAAGTTCTTTTTCGTTGAAATCGTTTTTATTGTTGCTCATTATTTTTTTCCTAAATTTTCCAATCGGTATATTGTTCTTTGTTTATTTCTGAATTGTATTTAAAATTATTTCCATCAAATCCTACACCTAAACTTTCTTTTTGACCTGTATTTAATAATCCTGCTTGTGCTGTATCTTCTAAATCAAACAGTTTCATCTTTGCTCTGTTGATACCTATTACAAATTTCCTATTTGATACTGCATCGTTGTATCTGTTTTTTAATTGTTTTACCATAATTTGATTTAGTTCATCAAGTTCTTCTGTACCAATTAATGCAAGCATAAAATCTGCTGTTGCAGGTAATCCAAAAGATTCTGATGTGTCTTCCAATCCAAAATCACTTGAAGTAAATCCTGTACGATTTACTTGTGTTGCTGACCAAATTGGTACATTTCGCTCAACAGCAAGTCCACGAAGTTCCTCTGCTATTGCTTTGATATATGTGTATGAGTTTACACTTGAGACCATCTTCATTCTGGAAGATGCACAAATGTTTAAATAATCCACAAATATAATATCTGGTTTGAAGTTCTTTTTTATATTTAATTCATCAAGTAAATGTCTAAAATGATTTGTACTTGCGGTCGCTGTCGGATATTCCTTTATAATCAATTTACCATTGTTTTTATTTTGGATGTTGTTAATCTTTTTTGTGTATGACATTTTTGGTAATTCTTTAAGTTCGTCCATAGTAATATCCATAAGGTTCGCATCAATTCGTTCTGCAATTCTTTCCTCTGCCATTTCACAAGTAATGTATAGAACATTTAATCCTTGTGCAATACAACTTGATGCATGATGACACATAAACAATGATTTACCAACACCAGTACCCGCCATAATAATATTTAAGGTTTTGTTTGGTGTTCCACCATTTGTGATTGTATTAAGTAAACTTATATCAAACGGAACTTTCGATTCTGTTTTATGGTAGAATTTAAATCGTTCTTCTGCATCTTCAATATAATCGTGACCAATGTGTGCATCGAACGAAACCGATAACGCATCGGTAAGTATCTCTGGAATTGCATTCTCTGTTTTATTGCTGTCAGAATTATCATCAATAATATGAATGGATTCCATTATGGCGTTGTAGACTGCTTTGTCTTTACAAAAGTTTTCTGTTTGTTCTATCAACCATCCTTCGTCTGCATCATCTTTTTCATTATTAATATATTCTACAGTAGAAATTGCTTTTTTGAATTCATCTTCAGATAAAGAAGAAGTTGATAAGTCAATAACAATGGTGTCCTTTGATGGTAAAGAATTATATTTAATGATAAATGAACTAATAGAATTGAATATAATTTTTTCAATCCTGTCCATAAAATATTCCTCTTTTAAAAAAGGAATAACTTTTCTGGTATACTCTTCATTCTTTATTAGATTGTGTAGTATTATCTTTTCTATAGTCTGTATCATCTACAAAAACTCCGTTAGGATTATTTTTAAATTCTCGTTCAAGAGTGTCTACTACAATATCACCAAGTACATTCACAAAATCTTTTGTTTTTGGGTCATCACTTTCGATGACATCATAATCAAATTTTAAATGTGGTTCGTCATCTTTTTCATAAAAACTAACATGACCAAATGTAATAATTTTATTCTTATATTTACCATCTAATATTTTAATTGCTTGATTGTCTGTAGCAAGTTCGTGAATCACATAGGTATACTTAACCATCTACCTTAACCTCTTCAACAGACTCTTCGACATCCTCTTTACCATATTTAAATTCAGAAGCAACTGCAATTTCCAATTGATTCATTATATCATCAGTAAAATACTTTTCGGGATTCTTATAGATTACTTTTTCGTAAACTTTTGTTCCGTCCGGCATTTCAATTCGTGTTGATACTTTGTTAAATATACCATATTTTAGTGCAATGTCAACAAGACCATAGTAAGGATTTAATCCCTTTTCATAATCTAGCATCACATCTACCATAGCATTTTCTTTAGTCAATCTTGATTTGTAAAGTTTACAATGTATAATGTTACCAATAACATCTGTACCTTCTTTTACTTTCTTCTTTGAGAGGTAAATGATTGTCGATGCCGCATATTTCAAACCAGAACCGCCACCCATTTCTTTGGTGGGGAACATTGAACCAATAACTGCATAGGTGTGGTTGGTAAGAATCAGTGGAATACCTGCTTGGCCAAGTTTCAATGTCAATACCCTAAAAGTTGCCTTAATAATTTGGGCACGGGTCATATCTCTTGTAGTTTTTCCATCTGCTGTGTCGGACATTTCCTTTTCGGTTGAAAGCATACCAAGAGAATCCAATACAATCATAATTGGTTTCTTTTGGTCTTTTGTTAATTCATTATACGAATCAACAATCTTAATTGCTTGGTGCCGAAATTCTTCAACAGTTGTTACAGGAAAAATACCAACTTTTTCTGGATTGATTCCTCTATCCGCAATCATTTCAGAAGTTACTGCTGATTCAGTATCGAAATATAGAATATTTCCATCGGGGTTGTCACGCAAAAATTTGTTACATATACCCAAAGCAAAATAAGTTTTACCTGTTGCAGATTCTCCTGCTAATGCTGTTATTTTATTAGAAGGAATACCACCAAACAAAGAACCACTAACCAAGGCGTTAAGAGCAAAACATCCAGTATCAGTCCAACCATTAACATCACTACCATCAATCCCGTCTGACGCAATCGTTGCATATTTATTTCCTGTTTCTTTTATGATGCTATTCAAAAATGAATTTTGCATAATATGTTCCTCGTTTATGTTGTTAATTTTAAATCGTTTGGTGTTACTATTTTGGAATTGGGTTTAATTAAATTGCTCCCAAATTGTTGCTCGTATTGTGATGCAATTTCTTCTATTACATTAATAGTTACCATTACATTGTCTTTTGAAATTGAAACCCCGTCCTTCATATCAGCAAAAGGCAACCACGGTGCCATTGCAATGTTGGTCTGACCAGACGGAACAAGGACACATGGATTTTTTATTGTGATGGTTTCTTCATTATCATTATTTATAATTTCACAAAGAATTTCTTCACTGTTTTTAAATTTAATTATTTTGATATTCATTTCGTTTCCTTTTTTAAATTGGATACAAATCCAGATGTTTTACATTTCTTACTCTTACATTTATTACCCTTACCACAACATTTCTTTTTTGCTTTAGACTTGCGTTTGGTTTTGGTTGTTGTTTCGCAACCTAGCATTGATTCCAAACCTGAGAATGCTCGGTCTAATGTGTCTTTGATTATTGTATTTTCTATCATAGTTGTTCCTTCATAGTTTCTATTATTGTATCAAGTTTTTTACAAGAGTCAATATGTTCTTCGTATATTTCTAAAGGACATTTCTTATCACTCTGCATTTCCGATGTCTTGTTTCTCCATTCTGCCAATACTTCTCCAAGTATGTCAGACACTATCCTGGCATCTCTTTTATCTATTTCTACTTTCATTGCATAAACTCCTCTTATTCTGTCTACTGGTCGCTATCAACGATGCGAACATTATTGCGGTTATCATTATGTTTTTCATTCTTTACCTCCGAATCTGCATATACACTTACGCATGTTAAACTAATTGTCAATGCTATCGTCTGTTC